TCCACAAAGGTCCTGCCTCAGCACCAAAAGGTGGTGGTCATTGGATGCTTCTTATTGGTGAAGATGGTGACAAAGGTATCTTCCATGATCCATACGGTGAAATGGATAACGCAAACGGTGGTTATGTAACCATCGGCAAAGGTGGAAAGGATGTACGTTATAGCTGGAAGAACTGGCTACCACGCTGGGAAGTAGAAGGTAGTGGTTCTGGTTGGTACATGACCTTTCGTCCTATGCAACAATCATGATTGAAGCGTTACTTTCCGCTGCTGTAGCATTAACTGCTGGAGTTGCAGCTGTAACCAACAGAATACATTCTCGTATTAACCGTGTGCATGAACGGATTAATTTAGTAGATCAACGCATTGATAATTTTGAAGTCAAAATGATTAGTAACTTTGTCGCTAAGGCTGACTTTGAACGGGCGTTGACCAAGATTGATGCTGGCATGAACCGGTTAGACGAGAAACTAGATCGTATCTTGATGCGCCATGACTAAAAAGAAAGCAACGGAGGATATGTTTAATGAGCTTCATAACCTCGTAACAACTGAGTTCCTTCAACGCATCAAATCAGGTGAAGCCAGCACACAAGACCTTAAGGCAGCGTGTGACTGGCTAGCCAAGAATGACATTAGTGGTATTGCCTACGAAGGTAATCCACTGGACAAACTGGCGTCTGTGATGCCTAAAGTAGACCCTGAGATGGTGCAACGGAGGCTGTATGGCTCGAAGCACGTCTGAGTACTACAAGGACAACCCTAAGGCACGTGAGCGCCGTCAAAAACAGCAAGCTAAGTACAACAAGACCAACAACGGTCTTAAGATCCGTACCGCTGCTAATAAGCTAAACAGAAAACTTGGTACTTATGGCAACGGTGACGGAATGGATGCATCCCATACCGGACCTGACAAAGGTAAGCTTGAAAAACCTTCAGCTAATCGTCGTCGTCCCCGTAAAGGCCAACGTTACGCATAGCAATGACACCGCTATTCCCAAGTCCTGATCACTATCTGCAAAACCTCATAACCATGACAAGTCCTGAAGCAAAACGGATGTGGCGTCAAGCCATCAAAGAACACTTCAATTGTCAATGTGTCTATTGTGGAGAAACTTATGAACTTAATGAACTTACTTTGGATCATGTTATACCTCGTTATTCTGGAGGACAAACTATCACAAGAAACTTGGTTCCATCCTGCAGGAAATGTAATCAGAACAAAGGAACGAATAACTGGCTCACGTGGATGAGGCAGACTTTTGGTAACAATCCGTCCCGTGAAGGGATGATCCTCTCGCATATTAACTAAACAATGGCAAAGAACGAACGTAAACGCACTGGTCAAAACAACGCTATTTTTCAAATTAGAACCAGTGCTGGTACTGGCCGTAGGGTTAATCCTAAAGTTAAACCCACTGCTCCTGCTAAACCAAAAACTAAAACTACTGGTTACAAAGAAGGTGAAGTGGTTGAAAAAGAAGGCAACAAGTTTGTCTTTAAAGGCGGTAAATTTACTAAAGTAGCTAAACCTGCTGAAGTTCAACCCGCTAAACCCCCAGTTCGTGCATCTCAACAACCTACTACGGTTCAAAAACCTGTCGCTAAACCTGCTGCTAAACCCGCCGCTAAACCAGCTGAGAAGCCCAAGCCTATGACCCAAATGGGTGATGTGCGTGGGTCTAAGTTTGAAGGCGGTCCCAGTGCCAATGAAAAGATGACCATTGGTAAAAAGGTTGAAGGCATGGAAGCAACTCCTGGTGTCAAAGCTGACGGCACTGACATGGAGCGTCGTCGTGCATTCTTGGATGCAGACAACAGCATGAAAGGTATGAAGGCTGTTCGTGAGCTTCTTGAGAAGCGTAAAAAGGAACAGAAGATTAAACGTCAGTAATTAACTAATACCGCCGCTCAGTAATGGGCGGCTTTTAACTTATGGAACTTGAATCCCAAGCTGGTAGTATTAAATTTAGACCTGCTCCTTCTACTTACCAACCAACAAGTAGAGAATTTAAAATGATGGAGCAAACTTTACAAGCAGGGGGCGTTCGTGTTGGAAAACAAGGACCAACTATTGTTGATACACCTGATTACACTAAATGGTACAATAGAGCTGCTGAATTATTTGATGCTGAAGGTCATCACATTATTGATTTGGCCTGGGTTGATAAAACACTGTACAAAGCTGGTCTAACTTCTGGTGCTAAGGGTAGTACTAACTATTCAGCAGAACGGCATCAAGTTTTAGATTTGTTAAATAAAGCTGGTGTAATTACTGGCAATGATAGGCAAAACATTGCGCCATTAAGTCAAAACAAACCTGCTCCATTTAGAGCTAAAACTGGTAAACAACATACTTGGGTTCACGATCTTTATAACTCTATTCCTGAACCTAATCCTGAACAATTAAGAGGTATGTCTGTTGAGCAATTAGCAGATTACATGATTGATTCAGCACGTCAACGTAAGGACATTGTTATTCAAGCAATGACTCATAAGTTGGATCAGTTCTATAAGCTAAAGCCTAACATGGCAAATGCTTCTCACATGGAGATTTTACGTTGGATTAGGCGTAATCGTCAAACATGGGGAGAACTTGGAGACAAAACTTTTAAAGATGTTGTTCAAGTACGTCAACCTGGTGAAATTCCACCTGTTCCTAACGTTGAACGTGGAAGAGTAGGATTTAGTGACGATCCTCTTGGTAAAATGACTGAGAAGATTGCAATGGGTACACAAAAAGGGTACCTAATGACTGATCCTATTACACCAGTAATTAAACAAGGTTTAGAGTCTGTTAAACAAAACCCAATGGGCGCTGTTGCAGGTGCTGGACTTGATATTCTTACTGATAAACCTACTCAAGAAGCTATTTTACAAGGTGATGTAAAAACAGCTGCTACTCGTTTAGGTACAAGTGCAGTAGCAGGTAGTGCAGTTGGTTCTGCTTTAAAAGCTGCTCCAACTGTAGCTCGTGTTGTTGGTCCTGCTGCAGCTGTTACTACTGGTGCTGCTTTGTTTAATCAAGGTCAAACCGGATCATTTGTTGATAGAGCTGTAAATAAAGCTGCTACTGTTGTACCAGGACTAAAACCTGATCCTAATACTGATTTAGGTAAACGTGCTCTTAATGAACTTAAGTACATGTTTGGTACAATCAGATATGGCGGCATCCCTTATATGCGTTGAGTAACCCCTACAAGCCCCTACAACACCCCTTAAACCACCTTTAGGTACATTCTATCATCTATGCCTGCAAAACGCCGTACAGCCGCTCCTAGAGGGGACTCCGTGTTAGAGTCCCTTCAACAGGACTTTAAACTATTTCTACAAGCACTTTGGGCACAGCTAGATCTGCCTTCACCTACCCGTGCTCAATACGCTATTGCTGACTATCTGCAACACGGTCCTAAGCGACTACAGATTCAGGCGTTTCGTGGCGTAGGTAAATCGTGGATTACTGGAGCGTTCGTTCTTTGGACGCTCTTTAACAACCCTGAAAAGAAGATCATGATTATCTCCGCTTCTAAGGAGCGAGCTGATAACATGTCGATCTTCCTTCAGAAGCTGATCATCGAGACACCGTGGCTAGTACATCTAAGACCGAAGTCGGATGATGCCCGTTGGTCTCGTATCAGTTTTGATGTTAACTGTAGTCCGCACCAAGCACCATCCGTTAAATCAGTCGGTATCACAGGTCAGCTTACTGGTTCACGTGCTGACCTGATGATTCTTGATGACATTGAGGTACCTGGTAACTCGATGACGGAAATGATGAGGGAGAAACTTCTTCAGTTGTGTACTGAGGCTGAGTCTATCCTTACGCCTAAGGCTGATAGCCGAATCATGTATCTCGGCACACCCCAGACAACCTTTACCATCTACCGTAAACTTGCCGAACGTAACTACCGCCCCTTTGTTTGGCCCGCTCGTGTACCTCGTAAACTATCTAATTACGAAGGACTTATCGCTCCTCAACTCCAAGAAGACATTGATCAAGGAGCTGAACCGTGGTCAGTAACCGACCCAGACCGATTCCAAGACGATGATCTTCTAGAACGTGAGGCAGCAATGGGTAGGAGCAACTTTATGCTCCAGTTCATGCTTGATACGAGTCTTAGCGATGCAGAAAAGTTCCCACTTAAGTTCCAAGACCTTATCGTTACCTCCGTTAACCCGACTCAAGCGCCGGATGCTGTTGTGTGGTGCAGTGACCCTCGTAATGTGCTCAAGGATCTGCCTACGGTTGGCTTACCAGGTGATTACTTCTACTCCCCGATGCAACTCCAAGGAGAGTGGGGTCCGTATCAAGAAACCATCTGCAGTGTTGACCCTTCTGGACGAGGTACTGACGAAACAGCCGCCACGTACATAAGCCAACGTAATGGTTTTCTTTATGTTCATGAAATACGTTCTTACCGGGACGGTTACTCCGACAACACTCTTCTAGACATTCTTAGAGGTTGTAAAAAGTACAACGTTACCAACCTTGTCATTGAGACAAACTTTGGTGATGGTATTGTCTCCGAACTCTTCCGTAAACACCTTCAACAGACCAAACAAAACATTGGTATTGAAGAAGTACGTGCTAACGTCCGTAAAGAAGAACGTATTATTGACGCTCTTGAACCCATCATGAACCAACACCGACTCATCATTGATAGAGGTGTTGTTGAATGGGACTACAATAGCAATAAAGACGATCCACCGGAGAAACGACTCCTTTACATGCTTTTCTACCAGATGAGCCGTATGTGTCGGGAGAAGTTTGCTATTCGACACGACGACAGATTAGATTCCCTAGCCCAAGGCGTTAAATACTTTACAGACGCTATGGGTATCTCAGCCATGGAAACCGTTAAACAACGGAAAATGGATGAGTGGAACGACATGTTAGAAGCGTTTATAGACGACCCTCAAAGTGAAACAAACCACCTTGTTTTTGGCATGAATATGGACCAAAAACGACAAGCTAGAGGTAAGACCAAAAACGGTGTTCCCACCTGGGTTTAACGTTAACCACGGATCTATACAGGAGAAGGGAAGGGTGGACCCAACTCCTGTAATTGGGGAAGACACAAAATCTTCCCCTTTTTCTCTACTGGATAGAGAACACTGATTCTACTTATTCTTCTCCCCCTTTTGAATCTTGGGAATATTAGAACACTAATCCTACTGTATGCACCCACCCTTATGCACTCTTGTACTCTTGTTCACATCACCCCTAACGCTGAAGAATTAATTAGTTACATGGCACGTGTTAGCAATCCGGCTAACCAAAACAACACTCAGACAAGTGCTCGTTTGATTAAGTACCTTATTGAACACTCCCATTGGTCACCGTTTGAAATGGTGAACATGTGTGTAGAAATAAGTACTACACGTTCCATTGCTGCACAAATTCTTCGTCACCGTAGCTTTAGCTTTCAAGAGTTTAGTCAACGGTATGCAGATGCTTCTCAACTTGGTACACCCGTTCTTCCACAGTTAAGGCTGCAGGATAATAAGAATAGGCAGAACAGTATTGAAGTAGAAGAGGAAGACCTGTTCCTTAAACAAGAAGTAAAGCAACTGTTTAAACATTCGGAGTTGGTGTATAAAAAACTGCTTGAGGCTGGCATCGCTAAAGAGTGTGCAAGAGAAGTACTTCCCCTTTCTATGCCAACACGGTTGTACATGAATGGAACAATCAGGTCTTGGTTGCATTACTGTGACCTTCGTACGTCTAACGGTACACAACGGGAACACGCACAGATAGCCGGTCAAGTACAAGACCTACTTTATCAACACCTTCCTAACGTATGTGAAGCAATGTGGTCTCGTGAACTCGAATGAATTCTCGTTCTCTCGACCTGTGGAACAAAAACTTAGATTAAATGAGTTTAAAACACTCTACAAAGCCTGGAGTAGAGGTATCCCCTGGTGGGATCACCTCCTTCTTGGTCTTTTGTATTGGTTAGAAGAAAAGATTATTGACCATCGAGTAACAACAGAGGTAACAAAGGCGGTTGAAGAGGTTGTCTTACCTCCTATGCCGGATATGGTTACTCCGATCTACCGTGAAACACCGTCAGCGAGTGCTAACTCGCACTCAGACACGTCTACAAGCCTCCCTGAGATGCGTTTAACCGCTCCTTGGTATGATGGGGGCGCTAAGGGGGCGGAACCTGCTACAGAGGCTTCTAGAGACCACTGATAAATCCTGACAAAAATTTGTTTCACCTAATACGGATACGGCTGGCCGCACCTACCCCCGTGCCACCCCTGGCCGTAGCCGTGTCCAGCCACGCGCACCTGTCACATACGCAGGTACGCAAGCAGGCACATCCCTGGTCCCGCCTGGTTTGTCCTCGCCTGAGCCTGTGTCCAGCCGTGTCCACACGTGTCCATGCAGGCGTTACCTGGTGCTAACCTGGCGGAACCTGGCTGAACCGGGGCAAACGCCTTGACCTGGCTAGATTTCAAGTGATCTGTTGCGCCTTCCATTAGCAGTGCTGATGACCAATGATAAGCACCGCTGATAACCACTGCGGTGCAACGGGTTCCGCCAGTCCAAAGCCAGCATTGTGCCACTTTGACCAAGTGTCCACCGCCCAAACCGACCCAGAGGCTGTATGATGGACCTTGGATGAGTGGTTGATGATCTTGATCTCGACTCTCCCTGTTAAGGGGGAGGAGAGTCTCGATCTTCAATCACCACTCACCACCTCACCGAACCACTGGCACTTCGCCGCTGGCTCAGCACCTCGACAACTGCATAAGCACTCCGCTTCCTGAATCGACAGGGTGATGGCGACCAACGGCATGGGTTCCTGCCGTGAGGAGTGGTAGACACGCTAAGGGCATCTCGCCCAGCGGAGCCACACGCTTTGTTTGCTCATGGCACCGGCTAGTATGCATCGGCGTACACCAGGGTTCGAGTCCCTGGCTAGTCATTGGGATCACAAGGTCCCACTTCATTCACTTGCTTTTCATTACATGTTCATCACTGTTTCTCCTCGTACCTCTGACGCTATCGCTAAGCTTCAGGTCAACCTGATCTCTGGCGTAGTGCTCGTTGAGTTCGAGAACCTGTACAGCTACGAGTACACCAATGTGTCTCGTCGTGCTATCGCTAACCTGTTGCTCAATCCCAACATGTCGTTGGGTTTCTGGGTTAACAAGAACTGCGTTAACGCTAAGCGTACTGCTTGCCTCAACCTCGCTTGAGGTTAGCTCGCTAGCTCGCTTGTAGGCTACACTGAGGGGTGCGCCCCTCTCTGTAGCTGACATGCTACATGTTCACTCGCTTTACATACAACATGACCATGCATGATGCACTCACTGCTCGCTTCACCGATGCAGATGAGATCAAGGACGTAGCCACCTATGGCTGCGAAGGTGGTGTCAATGGTTTCATTTATTACTCCGAGACTTCTAAGTTCTTCGATGAGTATGAGGATGAGATCTATAATTACCTCAACGATTGCGATTATTCCATGAAGGATTTCGTAACCTCTGGCTCTACAATTAGCACCCTCAAGAATGATCTTGTGTGGTGTGTTGTTGAGTTGTGGTGTCAAGCACAAGACATAGCTAACGAGCTTGAGCGTGAGGCTCTCGCTGTCTGATGTTTACACTGAGGGACTTCGGTCCTTCTCTGTAGCCTTCAGTGCTACATGTTCTTTCACATGGAGTTACTTATGTCCAACATTGATTACCTTCGTCAACAACTTGAGTATGCTGAAGAGCAACTTATGATTGCTGATGATATGTACAGCAAGCTCACCTGGGGTAACAGGTGTGATGCACTCGAAGCTGCCCTCGCTGATGCGGAGGTTGCATGATGCAATACCAAATCCTATACACAAAGGGGCGTGACATTTGCGCCTGTGAATACATCACTGCTCGCTCAGTCATGGAAGCATGGAGCAAAGGTGATGCTCGTGCACAAGGACGTGAGCGTGTCCTTGATGTTGTACCAATGACAAACAACACACAAGATTACAAGGAGTTCTGATGACCTACTACATTAACCGTCAAGAGGGTCGCTATGATGAGACCTGTGATGAGTACACTACACGCACTGAAGCATACGCTATGCTGCGTGAGTATCAAGTAGCCGATCATGGTCGTGCTTACTACTACCTGTCCACTACATGTAAGGAGAATTGGAAATGATTACCCAAGAGAATAGAGACTTCGTTAACTTTCTTTTTGATAAGCTTGTGTCTCACGTAGACACTGACATGCTTGATCTGCACGATGATGATTCATGCTGCGATCATCTTAAGTTTAAACAACTGGAGTTAATCTGATGACTGAAACACTTACTCGATCCCGCGAATGGTTGCTACTTAATGCAGTCGAAGCATGGCTGCATCACTATGAGAATGCAGGTACACCTACTGTCGCACAGTATAAAGAACTACAGCAAGAGTTCCATGATGCGTACATGCAAACATTGCACAAGGACGTAGAGGAACCTACACCTCCACTATCTACATCCACACGTAAACGTACAAAGAATGTTTCACAATCATCCGATGCGTGAATACGAAGTCACCCTACGTTCAGGTGTTTGGTATCTCCTAGCACCCGACTCTGAGAGTGCAGCATGGTCTGCACTTGAGTTGTCCCGTGAACGCAACGATCAACTTCTTAATGTGAGACAAACTGATGAGTGGTAAGCGTTACTATCCTAACAATTGGGAACATTTCAAGGACGCACCTGATGAGATGTTTGAGCCTCACCTTTTTGATGAGGTAATGGAATGGAAGGTAGCAGGTTGGGAGCTACCATCGTCTGTCTGTTGTATCATTCGTGTACGTGACACCAAGACCTACAAGGTTAAGGAGCACGTCTACATGCGTGAATCAGCAGCACAGAACAAGGTCAGGCAGCTTATGCATACGCCTGACATTGAGTTCACTGTTTGCAATCACGAAGCAATTCACCACCTTACTTGCGAGGCTATTGACAATGACGACTAAAGTTTACTATCGCCGTCTGCACGAACTGTGTGCACAACTGCAGAATCATCCACATCGAGATGAGATTCTTGAGCTTGCTATGCAACAACTTGCAGATGACAACGATGTAATTGAGGATGCCTATGGCTACACCAGCTGAGATTGACGAACAAGTACAACTTGAGCGTGATCAAATAGCTCAAGGTCTCAAGCGATTACATGACAACACAACACAGCTTGAGCAAAAGAGTTATGCCTCAGCTACTGTTTACGGTATTGCTTCCATTGACATTCTTCTACCTCTTGTAGTTAAACGTCTAGAAGATACCCGTACACGTCTGACAAAGGGTCAAGCAGGTGTTGGATTCAAGGACATTCAGCAGTACTTAGTAGAGCTTGAGCCGTTAGCTGCTGCAGCCATTGCTATTAAACTTACCTTTGATAAAGTATTTTCTTTTAAGAAAGGAAGTGATCAACTTACACAAGTGTGTGAGGCTATTGGACACGCTGTTGAAGATGAATGTCAGATGCGTTTCTATGAACGTGAAGCACCTGGTCTTCTGAACGCTCTCAAACAGAAATACTGGCATTCATCCAGCGGCACACATCAGCGTCTCGTTAACATACGTAGACCGATGAATAATGTTAACGTACATTGGCAAACATGGGGTGCGGCTAATCGAGTTAAACTTGGTGGGTGGTTACTTGACTGTATCATTGCTGAATCACATTGGTTTACCAAGGAGATGCGTCAGGAGGGACGTAAGCGCGTTAACTACGTTGTCCCTACACCTGAGTTTATGTCCATCAAGGACAAGGTGATGCAGGATGCAGAGTTATTTGCTCCTCTTGCCTGGCCTATGTTGATTGAGCCTAACGATTGGACTAACGATCGTGCTGGTGGTTACCTTCTAAATGAGGTGATGAAGGGGCATGACATGGTGCGTCGCGGTAAGCACGGATCTATACAGGGAGAAACCCCTATCGAGTTTCTGAACAAGATTCAGAAGGTCGCCTTTACTCTTAATCCTTTTGTAGTAGAGGTTGCGGAAGAACTAGATAGATTGGAACGAGCAGTAGGTAAGTTCCTCCCCATTGTCAATCATGACCTGCCACCTAAACCTGTAGACATTGCAGAGAACAAAGAATCTCGTAAGAAGTACAGACAAGCGGCAGCTCAGACAATGAATCTGAATGCACAAGCGTTTAAGAAATCTTGTCGTACTCGGATGACGATGGAGGCAGTGAAAAGGTTTAAGGACGTACCTAAGTTCTACATTCCATGGTCGTTTGACTACAGAGGAAGAGCTTACCCTATTCCTGCCTTTCTTACTCCACAAGACACAGACTTTGGAAAAAGTTTGTTAGTCTTTGCTGAGGGGTCTTATATGACACCTGAAGCAGAAGGATGGTTAGCCTTTCAAGTAGCTACTACATACGGTCTTGATAAAGCACCGTTGGTTGAGCGTCTTGAATGGACAAGAAATAACCATGAATTGTTCACACTCATAGCGCAACATCCCATTGATAACTTACATCTTTGGGAGAATGTTGAGGAGCCTTGGCAGTTCTTAGCAGCTGTAGAGGAGTATTACCATTGTGTCGTAGTTGCCGATAGGCAATTCACACGTCTTATGGTGGCAACCGATGCTACTTGTTCAGGTCTACAGATCTTGGCAGGATTAGCTAGGGATAAGTCCACTGCACGTCTAGTGAATGTCTTACCTGGTGATAAACCACAAGACGCTTATAAGGTCATCGCAGAGGCTGCAAAACCTCACATTCCTAAACATTTACAGCCGTACATGGATAGGAAAGCGACCAAAAGAACCGTCATGACTGTCCCTTACAATGCTAAACCCTTCAGCAATAGGCAATACATCCGTGATGCCTTTATTGATAGAGGTTTGACTTGGAAGAAGTTTGACAAAAACGGTAAACCTGTTGTTCTTGACCGTTGTCTTAAGTATGAATTACGAGCAGAGACAGGCATCTTTTTTGACAATGAAGATTTAAAAGCAACTGTTAAGGCAGTGCGAGATGCAATGCACCGCATTGTTCCCGGTCCTATGGCTGTTATGTCATGGATCGAATCTGAAGTAGCTAATGCTATTAAGGCTGGTAAAACTTTCTTAGAGTGGACAACACCCTCAGGGTTTGTTGTTCATCAAAAGTTAAATAAGAAGGAGATTATTACTGTTCAGCTTCAGTTGCTTGGTCGTTGTGAAATGCAGGTTGCTGTAGGCGACACTGATGAGGTTGACATTAACCATCACAAGAACGCAACAGCACCTAATCTTATTCACAGTCTTGACGCTAGCCTGTTACACCTGAGTGTTCCACGCTTTAATGCACCCATTGCTCTCATTCACGATTCTGTGCTTTGTCGTGCAACGGACATGTCTACATTGTCTTCCGTTGTACGAGAAACCTACATGCATCTATTTGCAGAGCATGACTACTTGCGGGACTTTGCCCAACAGATAGGGGCAGAGACCGAACCACCGATCATAGGAGACCTTGAACCGGAATCCGTGATTGAATCCACCTACTTTTTCTGTTAATGGCACAAACCGTACACATCACCCAAGAACCTGTTGTCCTTGAAGGCTATCAAGCAATCCTCAAGCCTAGCAAGTTTGGTTACTCGCTGGGTGCACTGATTGATGATAAGCTTGTTGAAGTCCTGGAGCAAGATCGCACTGAGACTATCAAGTGGGCAGAATCTAAACTGAAGAACCCTAAGCGTTCCACTCTCAAGCCTGAGCCTTGGGAAGAGGTGTCTGAGGGTAAGTACAAGGTAAAGTTCTCCTGGAATGAGGAGACTCGTCCTCCCGTTGTTGATACGGAAGGCACACCTATCACTGATGAATCGCTGCCTTTGTACAGCGGCTCTAAAGTTAAGCTGGCATTCCGTCAGAAGCCTTACATCCTTCGTGATGGCATCACCTACGGTACTAGCCTGAAGCTTGTAGGTATCCAAGTCATTGCACTCAACAGTTCTGCTGGTGTAGATGCTGGTGATATGGGTGACACTGAAGTTGCTGCTTTGTTTGGTCAAACCAAAGGGTTCAAGTCCAGCGATCCTGTTGTAACTCCTGCTGCTGATGTTGTCGATGAGGATGACTTCTGATGCCATCTGATCCTGAACTGGATAATGAACGCGTTGAAATATACGCTGATAACATCAGTGAAGAGTTATGGGAAATGTGTTTTGATGCAGATCTAGAATCAACTGTAGATTCTGTGCTAAAGAGAGCCTTGGAAAAACACATTGAAGCAGTAGAAGAAATGTTAGAACCAGCTAAACAGCTGTACAAATTCCTTCAACAAACTAAAAACTGATGTATCGCTCAGGCTTAGAGGGTAAGGTTGCTGACCTTCTCTCTAGCTTGAAAGTTAAATACGAATACGAATCACGCAAACTCGCATACATTCTTGAATGCAATTACATCCCAGACTTTCTTTTGCCGAATGGTATCTTTCTAGAAGTGAAAGGACGCCTGACAAGCGAGGATCGCCGCAAGATGATCGCAGTGAAGAAGAGCAATCCCGACTTAGATATTCGGTTCGTCTTTCAAGCACCCTTTAACAAGATCTACAAAGGGTCCAAAACCACCTATGCGAAGTGGTGCGAGAAGCACGGCTTCCCATGGACTTCATACCAATCCATCCCAATCTCATGGCTAACCTAAAGTACGGCTCAGTTGAGTTCTATTGTGAGCACTTCAGTGACTTGCTTGCTGATGTTGACGGTGAAGAACCTGCTACTGCTGACAACATCATTCAAGGGTTTCTGACTTCCGTTGACGAATGGTTTGATTATCACGAACGACAAGCTAATGCATACGCACAACTCCGACAGCGAGTTCGTGAGGCACTTGCCGTGTGACAACTGTGGCTCATCAGATGCAAACTCTTTGTATTCTGATGGGCATACTTTTTGCTTTTCGTGCAATTCGTACGATCACGTCGAAGAAATTGTTCACACTCACAAAATGCCCACTAATGTACAGTTACGCGGATCAGCCGAGCGGCTGCAAAAACGACGTATCTCAGAAAAAGTCTGTCAACAATACCGAATCCACAAAGACGGTGACGTTTTACGCTTC